AGTGCTGTTTCTGCTGCCATGTTAAATACTCCTATGTCGTCGCAACATCAGTCCAAGCTGCTGTTTGCGTATTACTGATATTTTGCCAGTTTGCGGTCTGTGTGTCATCAATTACTTCCCAGAAAGGTCGCGCAGTCACGGAATCTGTGCCAGTTGCTAATTCTGTAATTGATGCCACAAAAGCCGCCGCTGCCGCTAAAGTGTCTGCGCTTACCGCAGTTTCTGCTACTGTCGATACAAAACCCTGCGCTGCTGTAATTGCGTCTGATCCTGTTGCGCTCTCTGTAACTGATGCGTCTAACAAAAGCGCCGCAGTTATTGCGTCTGAAGCCGTTGCTGTTTCCTGCACGTCCCCAAAGAACACAAAACTTGTTGTTAAACTATCAGTACCCGTTGCCGTTTCGCTGACGTTTGCCGCGTAAATAGGCAAGCTGGACACCGCATCTGACCCTGTGGCCGTCTCAACTACTGTTGCCGCATACGTAGGCCCTGCCGTAATTGCATCGCTACCCGTAGCTGTCTCAGTAACCTGCGCCGCAAATGCTGATCCTGCTGAAACCGAGTCTGTGCCCGTAGCTGCTTCAGACAAGCTTACGTTGATTGTCAGCGTAGACGTTACGGCATCTGTAGCAACTGCTATTTCACCGATACCGCCCCAAGAGTTATATCCCCATGCGCTTTCGCCCCAGCCCGTACCGGCTACTGACGCATCGTAAACTTCCCCACCAGCAAGTGAATCTGAGCCTGTAGCGGTTTCAGTAATCGCCGCGCCCACAGATATAGCAGAAACAACAACGTCTGAAACACTACTTGACTCGACTACCTCTGCGTCATAAATAGGTGAACCGATTACAACTTCTGTACCTGTGGCGGCTTCAGTTATATCAGAGGTGTACAGTTTACTTGTTGCAAGTGCGTCCGTGCCTGTACCTGTCTCGCTGACAGTGGGGGCTACGCTAAGCGTAGAAACAACTGCGTCTGCTGCGGTGGAGGCTTCGTCTATGGAGCTAGTGAAGGCGGTAAAACCGCCCCACCCTTGTTCGCCCCAGTAGCCGTCACCCCACCCGGCCATATTAAGCTGCCAAGCTGAATGTGTATGTCACAGACAATGTATCGCCGTCAACCACAGAACGATCGCCGGGTGAACCAAAGTCAGCAGCGGAGAACAATGTGCCTGTTGTGCCACTCTTAGTATTGTCGCTTGTCAAAAACGCGCCGCCCACAGTTGCTGTTGCATTGATGTTATACACAGCTGGTGAAGCAGAGTTAGTCACAACTGAGGGGTTAGCCGTTGTAGCTGTTACAAAAGTAGCAGTCACACGGTTCGCATTGCTGTAAGGAACAATTTCTGTCCAGCCAGCATGGGAAGCCATTGTGTCGCCAGCCGCAGGGGTATTAGAAGCTGCTGCGCCGTACAAACCCAAGTACCAAGTAGTAATCTGCGCAACAGAAGTCAAAGCAGTACCCGCCATGTAAGCCAAACCAGCGTTAACCACCAAGTTCTTAGACTCAGCAGTCCACTTCAAGTTACCATCTTTATCATGGCACTCAACGTAGTATTTGCCAGAAGCTTGTGCGGCTTCACCGGCTTTGGTATTACAAGTCAGGCCACTAGAAACAACGTCTGTGGCTTTGGTTTTCTCAATAGTCATGATGACTCCTAGTTAGAAGAACGAATAAGAGCCGCCGTAGCGGTGTTTGCGGGCATGGTGATTGTAAATGTACCAACGGATGTCTTGTCAGAACCGAAGTCCAGAACAGCAACAGACTTGTTACCTTGGGTAGAGTTGTAAATCAACGCACATCTTGCGGTAATTGCGCCTGTCCAAGAGATGTTTGGGAAGCCTACAAAAGCTGTGTATCCAGACGTGCCGATTGTGATGGGGGTCAACTGTGCCCCGCCAAGCGAATACGTACCAGTAGCCGCCACTTCATCAGTTGAACTGTACACAGTCGTGTCTTCGTTCAGATTGGCGTTAGCCGTGTACAGGGCGATCTTAATCACATCAGTCGTCAAGTCATGTATGCCTTGATAAAGCTCTGCCTTAAACGATGTGGTTTGGGTCTGGATAATCGACATATCAAGTTACCTTCTGACGGAACTGACCAGAACGATAAGCGTCTTGACGCTCCATACCATCGCCCAAACGTTTTGCAAGTGCAAGTGCTTCCATGAACTTCTGGTTGTACAACTGCATCATGTCGGTTTCACCCTTCATGTATGTGTAAGCCTCAACCAAAGATGCGTACAACAACACGGAGTCAAAGTTATCGCCAAGCCATGTACGTTCGTTTGCCGCTACTGTAATCGACTCGGGGTAGAAATAGTAGTGCAGTTCGGTGTAGTAGCCTGAATCTGGTGTTGGGCCAAGAATAAACGTTAACTCGTCTGCGTTGTCTGAACGTGGGCCAAACAAGGCGTAGTAACGAGGCAAACCTGTTTCATTGGCTGTGGGGTACGCTTGACGAATAAAGTTAACGTCTTTGTTCAACAAGTACTCGTACGTACCTGTATTCAAGTCACCGCCCGTCACACCCGTAATGATTGCCAAAGAGTACACCGCCAGAAAGTCTGTAGGGCACTGAAGGTAGTTGTTGTTTGCCGTTACCTGCCCATACACGTTCTTGCGAATCGAGGGGAACTGAACCGAGTTATAAATACGCTGCTCAGACTGCGTAACGAACACGGGAAGATTAGCCACGAAATCTGCTTCCGTGTTCTCCGTGTATGCCTGTATTGCAGCGTAAAGCTCAGTCTTGGTCATAGTTATGCCATCGGGCCTCTGGCCATAGTTCCCTTAGTCGCCGCACCATTACCACGAGTGACGATACCGGATGTCTTAGTGGTTTCGTTACCAGCGTTTTTGCTGATATTGCCAATAGACATATTCACGGTGTCGGCTTTACTGCGGTTTGGCGGTGTGCCGGGGTTTGTAGAGGCGGGTTGATTGTTAATCTTGGCCATGTTATTTCCCCTGATTCTTAACTTTGGCCATACCGCGGCCATACTGCATCATCATCTCATTGGTCTTACCACCTTTGGCAAGCTTTGTAGGCGTTTTGCCGGGGTGCATGTTTCTCTCGTGCTTGCCGACAGCAGATTTAATCATCTTCATGTCTTGTGTCTTGTCTTTCATAACTAACTCCTAAGTAACTGTTACTGTAACTGTACCAACAAACGTCGTTGCCACCAAGTAGTTTGGCGTGAGAGCAACATCAAAATTACTCGACCCACCTACCGGTGCCCACCCCCACTGAACATCCCGTGATCCGCCAGTCAAATTACCACTAGCGTTTGTACCCGCCGTCACGTACGTTGTGTCCTTGCGCGGGTTACGCACTGCCTGTGGATCATCCACTGGGAACATACCAAGCAATAACTGCGGCTGATCTGGATCCCAGCACTGCGGGCACACAAGCAAATTATAAATCTTGGTCTTCTGAATCTCTTTGCGAAGCGACGTTAATTTAAACTGTTGGCCGCACCTATCGCACATGGCGATACTGTTCTTGCCAGAAGCAAACCGATTGCTCATTTACGTACTGCTACCGATAAACATTTGACGAGGTACAAAGCGTACAGCGGCCTTCTCGCGGTCTTCGTCTGCGGCCAACTGCCAAGCTTCATCGTACTGTTGCTTCAAGACGGGCAGGCGCTCAGCGCCTCCTTCAATCTTAAGAGCCAAGTAATAGGCTAAACCTGCCACCATACAGGGCAGGAAGCGGAAAGGCACATCCATCGTGCGTACACCACCGCCAGCATCATCAATACGGCGCATGCGCCAGTAAACAAACTGATACGTTGTGCTGTTGTCTGGGGTTGGCCAAACGGTTATAGAAGGCAAATTCTGCGTGTATACAGCCACGCCTGTTAAATGCGACGTTGCAGTTGAACCATTCTGCCCACGGAAACAGTTGTAAAGCACGTTGCCAGAGATGTAGCCGTACTGAATAGTTTCAGCACCGATCAACAAAAAGCCTGTAGCCGGAAGCCCTGCCACTGAAGTCAACGTAATTGTTGTATCTGTGGCGCTAATACCACCGTTCAGTGTCGTGCCAATCGAGGAAGTCTGCCCATCCAAACGCTGATACCACACTTGAATCGGGCGGGCTTGTTGCAACTTGTTGGGTATCGTGGCATAGGTAGAAACACTAATACGGGTAATGGTCAAGTCAGCCTGCGTGGATACGTTACCCGCGCCTGTGCGAATGACATGCTCAAGCAAATCCACTGTATCTACGGGCAGTGCGTAGGTGTTCAGACCCGGAGTCAGGTTAATCGTACCCTGCTCAAACGTCCACATGTTGACACCACGGTTTGCCCAATCAGCAAACATCAAATTCAATGAACGACGGGCTGTACGTAAATCGTAGCCCGTACGCAACTCCGAACCAGCGCGTTCGAACGCTTCCTCGACCAATTCATTAAGGTCAAGATTAAACGCTGTGGTTCCTGAAGTGGTCATCTAAAGCCTGCCGTTTTCTTTGCAATTGTTTTGGGTTGCTTTACGAATTGTTTTCCGGCGGCTTTTCCTGCACGCTTGGCTTTGGTCGTCGCAGCGTATTCAGCAGGGCTGAGACTTTTGATCGCAGCTTCTGGAAGATAGCGCTCGCCTGTTTTGCTAGACGGTTTTCCACTTTTGGTTCTCCATTTTTGGTCGCCCCAATCCTTCAACGATTTTTGGGGCGCTTTCAATCTCGGTAACCCCCGCCCGCCGCCTTGTACTTCTTGGCAACAAGCTGTGCTTTACGAGCCGACCATTGACCTGCGCCCGTACCTTGCGTAGCCGCCGCCTTCACCTGAGACACGATCTTCTTGCGAAGACTAGGCTTGGTGTAGTTGCCAGCGGCGTTAACCTTCCCACCCTCTTTGTACTGAGTGAAGTCGGTGTCGTCCCGCCGGGCTTTCTTGACGCCCTTGGGCATTTTAGAGGGGGCGATGTCCCCCATACCGCGGCTGGCCATCATGGTTTAACAAATCTTTCCACGGGTCTTGCCTTTAACAGCAATACCGTCAGCGCGTGAGGAAGCTGAGCCACCATTAGCCATCTTTTTGACTTTACCGCCACGTTTCATGGCTGACGCACCGGCACTTACTTCTTCGTCTCGTGGCTTAGAACCACCACGGCCACTACCACCAGCAAATTGGCCTAAATCTCCGTATCCGGGGGCTGCATAGCGCCCTTCATCAGAGTCTTTACGTAAACGTTGAGCCGCTAAAGTAGGGCCTAAACCCCGTTCCATTGAATACCCTTCAGGGCTAATAGCGCGATCTACGTACTCTTGATCGCGTTTAATTTCATCGGCGTCTTGTTTGGCTTTTTGAGGGCTTATTTTGCCTAATGTGCCTTTCATAGTATTCCCCTTAGCAGGCTTTGCCGCCCATTTTCATGCCAATCATCTTGCCTTTGGTCTTGCCTTTTTCAGCAATACCGTCTTTGCTAGGGGCGGCTGTTTTAACTTTACCCATAGCCATACCGCCACCAGCCATTTTTTTAGCAGGGGCGCCTTTTTTCTTAGCCATCATTGCCATGAAGCCGGGATTCATCTTAGCCATAGTATCACCACCTTTATTAAAGAAAGCCGATTTACCGTGATCGGTTTTAGGCTTATTCACCTTCTGAACATCTGGACGAGTACGCCCGCCAGAACCAAACTTCTTACCCTTATCCGCTTCGTCAAAATCTTTTCCGACGCTTTGCGGTATTCCAACCTTCTTGGCAAACGCAGGGTTGTGCGCTATAGCCGCCATGAAATTGTGTTGCTTCTTACTTGTGCTAGGCATCACTTGCCTCCTGAGTACCAATGCACGAGTTGAACTACCCCCGCCCCAACAGTACCGCTTGCACCTGCCAACAGCATCAACATTCTCCAACCACCTTTGGCCTCAGACAAAGTCTTGTCAATAGCCGTCAGCGTTGCTTGCATGGTTTTCATGTTTTCCAACATTTTGTCCATGTCATCTTGCAGATGTCTAATGTCAGACGCATGCGTGGCCAATTCACGGGCGGTTTGGATAGCATCTTCGGTCATACCATCCGCCCTTTTGTCTTGCCTTTTGTAGCGCAGCCATCAGCCGCAGTCACATAGCCACCATCTTTACAGTTCCACGCCCTCAAAGACTTATTGATCCTTGAATCCGGATCGTTGGCTGTCTTTGCGCTGGTCAGCTTCTTCTTCATGCCTTCCATACGGGCGCAGAAAGAGTCGCGGCGTTTGCCGCCCTCTGGTTGAGGACGCTTCA